TGAAACTTCAAACATTGACGGTTCGTCACGCTTTGCTGACACAGTTACGTTCTCAATTGAAAGAGCACGATATGCTGCGTAGATACGTTCTTTATCCGCAAATGTTGCTGGGTCACCAGATCCTGGGCCAACAGCAACGATTCCTCGTTCTACTGGAACATCTCCAATGTCTCCTGCACTCAGGTTAAGTGTTTGACCTGTAGATGCATTTTTATTTCCTGTAAGTTTAGAATCATCATATGCTAGCGCTAAAAGCAAGTTTTCTAAAGTTGCTTCAGCAAAAGCGGTAACAAGATTAACTTGCATACCTTGCTTGTATAGTCTTGCAACGTCAAGAATTTGATCTACCTGAACTTCACCGAAGTCTGGTTGGAACTGTAATTCTAAACCGTTCATTGTGTAACCAACGTTAGTGTATGTAGCGGCTGCTGTAAGTGTTTCTTTATAAGATTCACTTGAATCAATCACTGCTTGTGACGCTAAAGTTGACGGAGTCAAAGTTGAATCATTTACGAAGAATGCTGCTGCACCTACGATAATGTTGTTTGACGTACCACGGCTATATGGCATATTTGTTCACCTCTTTCATAAAGTATTTATTAAGTTGTATGGCGTGTTTCCTCTAAAACCAATTATACCGCTTTTTATGTATATCTAGAATCTGAGTCAACCGCAACATGATAGTCATATTCAATGATTAACTTATTTACAAAAAGGGTTCTGGCTGAGGCTAGTTCTGCCACGTCCCTGCTTTCGTCTGCTTGGTATACCCTGGTACTGTGGAACAAAATATTGAATGGGGTATATCCTTGTTTTGAGACAGATCCTGATGCTGCTATTGAGGCAACATTTGCTGCAGTTTTGTTAAACTTAAAGGTTGTTGCTGATGGGACACTTCTAACATAGTGTGTGCCATTAAATGTAGCATCTACTCCAGTAATTGTCACAGCATCTCCTGCTACTAAGCCATGGGCTGTAGATGTTGTTATTGTAGCAAAATTACTTGTAAGTGCCTTGTTTGATATAGTTTTAGCAGGGCTTGTAACTAAAGGACTGCTTAAAGTTGGATTAAGAAAGTTATAAGAATTTACGTCTTCTGCTGAAGAGTCTTCACGATCAAGGGCATTGGATATAACACGAACAGTGTCTATTAATTTACTAACGTCAGTAGAATAAATAAAATATATTAATTGCTCTCTTTTTTGTAAATAAAACGGAGTAGGCCTAAATCTCATTAATCTATCGTAAACAATTAAGATAGGACTTTCTGTTTGTCTGATCTGAATGCTATCGTTATACAGGTCTTCAATGTTTGTTGGAAACTGCGCTGGAACCATTGGACTTAATCCTTCTGATGCTGCTATAAGTCCATAATGCTCTAACTCAGACAAAATATATTTGTTTAAGAAGGTTGGTGGAAATCCCGTGTCAGTTAATATAGTCATAGTCTCATTCTACCCCAATTGTTGCATTAGCAATCCATTTAAATCCTGTATCAACACCCTTTGCTTTGCCCATTCTTGATCCAGCCTTTATGTTTTTCTTATATAGTTGTGGCTTTTTAATATAGTCGTAAACACCAGAAGCCTTTAAGAATGATTGTTTAAAATATTTTAATATAAATTCATCTACCGTTTTTTCAAAACTTCCATAAACCATGTCTCCACCAGGATTGTCTACAGTAATTGTTTTGCTTGTAAATACCTCACCACTTGGCCCATTAAACTTTAAGACTTTGGCTTTAGTTGGTGCAATTGTAACTGGAACACCATTTTCCATAATTTTTGCTTTATTATAAAATGGCACTGTCATATTTTCTGACACTGTTCTTGATTGTCTAAATGAAGAGTTAATAGATAAACCTAGGTTACTAACTGTATATCTTAAATCAAATAATCTTGCGCTTGGGCTGCCAGTTTGATTCCATTCGTAAATATGATGTAATGCTTTTGGGTTTGATCTTGCCTCAATATCAACATACTGTGCAAGAGCATTAATTACTCCAAGTCCTAATTTATCTAAAAATATTTTTTTACCTTTATGTATGCCGTCTAAGAATCCAACAGAATAGTCAATAATGTTTTTCATTTGTTTATCAAACAACTTTGTGTTCATTGTAATTATCACTAGTCACCTACAGTCTGGTTTTCAGCCCTGCGCCACAACATTTTATAATACTCTGTATATCCAAATGGACCAGTAAAAGGTTCAACTGTTGCTACTTCGTATATTGTTCCTTTGCCTGATCTTGCGCCTGCTGTTTCTTTGTAAATAATGCTATCGGATGCGTCTCTAATGTTAGTTATAAGTATGTTTGTGGTTGCATTGTTTGCGTTATTTGAAGAAAGTCTTGGGTCTTCTTTTGTTCTTGCAATAAGTTTATTTTCATACTTTAAAAAATTATCTGGCTTAATATCTTCTGAGCCTAATCCCCCTACAGAGGTAGCGTTACAAGTAATTGTTCTATCGTATACCCAGTCTTTTGTAGGTTGACCATAACCACCTTGTGCAAGAATAGGAAAGTAAATATCAGCCTTCATTGGATACAGAAAGTCTGTTACTTCACATACTTCCATTACAACACTCCAGGACGAACAATATTATTAACATATTTAGACAAAATCTTGTCTACAATAATATTTCCAGTACCCTCAATCATTCTCTTGTCATATTGAATTTTAAATTGATCAGTGCTGTAGTTGCTAATATATCTCTTGTAATAATCTAATTTGCCACATCTAATGTCTTCTACTAATAACTTTGTAGCATCTTGAATATCAATAGGCACTACTTTATACCCTGTTTCTAATAATAATATAAGATCTATTCCTGTTGGAAATGCAACTCCAGGAGTTACAGTCATTGTGTTTCCGCTATCTTCTGTATCAAAAAGAGAAAAAGAATCTGATGAACCAATTGGAATTCTTGCTGGACGTCTTTCTGCTCTGTTTATAGCGCCTTCTGCTTGATTTGGATCTTTTGTAATAGCAGTCTTATCTTTAGTAATTACATATGTATAATCTGTTAATGCTGGACCTTCTTCATCGTATACGTTATATACCAATACAGTATTTTCATATACCTTCAATATTTTATGCACCCTTTTCCAAAGCGGAATATAATCTACTTCTTGCCCAACAATTTCAAAAAATTCACGTTCATAATAAAATCCACCAGTTATTGAATCAATAATTGATCTTGCTAAATTTTCATATTCTGTATATTTTGCAATTTCTGTTGCAGATGTTTGATTATTTGCTGCTGCTAAGAGTGTAGGACTTACGTATGGACGTTTTACTTCTAAATTATCTTCAACAACAATGTCTCCACGATCTGCTAAAACGATACCACTTTCCTCTAAGTCTTCATGAATTGTTAAAGCGTATGACTTATCATATTTAATAAAATCATCATCTAAAACATAAGTAACTTCTTTGCTAGCGTTTGATGTTCTGTAAGCAACAACTTCTGACTGTTCTGCAACGTCTTCAATCACTATGACATATTTAGCATTAGCATCTGGAACTGTGTATTTAACAGTTATTGGATATGGTGGTAGGCGAAGAATTGTTGACATTATGCTTTAGCGTAATAAGATGCTACTTCTTCAGGTGGTGCTATACGCACTAGCCTGTGAGTGAGCCACTTTTCCGATGCCTCCTTTGAAACTATGTTATACCCCACCTTTAGTGAACCTAAGTTATCCATATGAATATTTCTATCTGAATATAGTGCTATTTTATTTGTTAGATTTTTAGCCTTATCTGCTTCTTCTACAGTCTCTTCTGTTTTTTCTGGCGGAATCCAACTAGCCAAAATTTCTAAAATTTCAAGTTTTGTGTTTGCTTCAAACAACTCTATGTTATTTTTCTTTGCGTATGCTTTTAGTGCCATTACTGTTTTATCTTTTAATTGATCCATTGTTAGATTCATTTTTTTTCTCCCGTGTTCACTTGTAATTATACCATCAGAATGACAATAAGGAGGACGGTTATTATGCCGTCCTCCCTAGTACGTGATGATTATATTTTAGGAATCAGCACTATCTGAGTCAACATATGCGACTGCATCTAGTTCTTCCCAAGCAAGACCAAATCGTACGAATACTGTGTATTCAATTGTGTCTTTCTTTGGCTTGTATTCACGGTTTACAGTGATGTCTCTTTGGAAACCCCATACACGGTTAGCAGGGAATGTTAAATCAACATATCCTGCTGGGTAATAAGGAACTTCTAATACATCTACACCTAGTACACGAGTTGTACGTGCATTACCAAATGTTTGTGCATTACCATCCATGTAATCTTGGCGCATTGCTTGAGTGCTACCAGTGCGATCAGAGAACGCTGCTGAGATAGCATCTGCTAATGTACCGTTGTTACGAACAATACCAGCAAAAGCATCAGTACCTGCATAGAACTTAAGATTGCTCTTAAGTGCACGGTATTTACGAGGCATTGCTAATAGCAAACCTTGCATTACTGATGTTGTGAAGTTGTTGTCTGATACTGTTGCAGCATATTCGTGAGCAGCATTTCCTACTGTTCCACGAGTTTGCTTTACGAAACCAGACATGATGGACAAGAAGTCTCCTGTTGCTCCATCACCGTTAATAGCAAGATCTTCAATATCGTTACCGAATGCGTTGGTCATTAATCGTACTAGACGATCTTCCAATGCTCCGCCTTCAATATTGTCTTCAAGTGCTTCAGTTGTTACTTCCCAATCAAGACGAATCTTTTTTGTTGTTAGTTCAACCTTTGTAAATCTTGCGCCAGTGTTTGTGTAGTTTGGTGAGCCTTGTGATGCTGCACGAAGTACACGCTCTCCGACGTTGACTTTTTCAATTTCCATGGTGTTTGCTCTCATGGTGACACGACGGCCATCTTTAGCGAGGACAGTTGCATCCCAGACGTAATCAATGAAACGTTGTGCTTGTTCAGGA